CCCCCGCCGATCCAATGCGCTGCGCCCTGGCAGCGGATCGCCCATGAGCAGCGCGGTGGTGGTCGCCGGCAGGGGCAGCACGCGCGCGGCCTGCTTCGGGGCGGGATCCTGCTTGCGGAACAGCCCCAGATCGTGCGCCTTGCCGGTGACTGCGGCTCGCGAGCGGCCGATGCATCGGGCCATTTCGCCCGGCGTCATCGTGCCCCAGATGCGGCGCAGCGTTGCGATCTCGGCCGCGGTCCACGGCACCCTCTCCCCGCGGGCGGGGTTTGTGGTGGTCATGCGGCTACCGCGTCAAAAAGCGTGGCGGCGCCGTCCTCTTGAGATTGGAGATTGCGCGCAGCCTGACGGAAATAGCTCTCCTTGAGCTCAACCCCGATGAACCGGCGGCGCATCTTGATAGCGCACCATCCCTCAGAGCCGATGCCCATGAAGGGCGACAGAACAACGTCGCCAGGATTGCTCCACATCACCAAGGCGCGCTCGATCACGTCGAGTTGGAGCGGGCAAAGATGGCGCTCGTCCTTCGCCTCGCGCGCGGACTGAACATTGAGCACGCGCGTCTGATTGACCGTCATCCAGACCGGAGAGGCCCACTCCTGCCATTGTTCGACGGGAAAATTCTCAGGGTCGTGCGTGATCGGATCCTCGTTAACCCCCGGCTTGACGAACGTCAGGAGATAATCCGGCATTCCGCCGCGCGACTTCGCGCTGTCGGATTTGAGCTGCTTGTAGAGCAGCCCGACGTGCTTCGTGCGGGTCATCTCCGTAACCGGGCACTTCCATATGGTGCGGCGCGAATGCAAAACCCATCCGGCATCCTGGTGAATCTTGATGATCTGGCCGGAGAAGTCCTTGATGCCGACGACACCATCGCGCCACTTCGTCATCGGCAGGTCGGAGCAATGGACCGCCGTGATGCGGCCGGGCTTGGTCACGCGGAATTTCTCGCGCACCAAGAACGCATAGTGGGCGCCGAACTCGTCGTCGTCGGCGCTGTTGCCCATGTCATTCGCCGATTCCGAATAGACGAACAGATTTCCGAACGGCGGCGAGTAGACCGAGAAGCCGATGCTTTCGTCAGGCAATTGGGAGACGACCTCGACGCAGTCGCCATTGTATGCCGCCCAGTTGTCGCCGTGAGCCTCGTTGAGACAAATTAGAGCCATGCCGGCATCCTCCCTTCGTATTTCGGCGCGTACGCAATTTTGGTTTCGACGGCTCGGCCGTTTGCCCGCAGCATCGCCGCGCGCATCGCGGCCTTCATCTTCGCGTGGTCCGCTTCCTTGCGGGCGATGACGCGGCCGATCTGATCCTCGCCCTCAGCCACCATCAAATGCACGGTTACTGGTTTGGTCTGCCCGAAGCGCCAACAGCGGCGCACCGCCTGATACCAAGCCTCATACGAGAAGCTCCGGCCTACGAACGCCATGTTGGAGCAATGCTGGAAATTAAGGCCGTAGCCGAGAATGGACGGTTTGGAGATCAGGATGCGCAGCTTGCCGGAAACGAAATCGAGAACACGGCTTTCCTTTGCGTCCGTCGTGTCGTTGC